TCAAACGGATATGGAATAACCGTGCCAGAGTTATTGGTAACCGTCCACCCCGTAGGCACATTTTGATTCCAACGGCTGAAGTCGCTGTTTGAAACAAGGTTTACTATAGATGATACGTCAATGGTTAGATTTTTCATAAGGAAGTTTTATTGGCATACTTCTTGCCTGTGTTGTAGATGAAAGCCATATCTCGCTGTGAGAATTTTGCATTGATGTTGTTATTGGGATTGAAATTATTTATTATGCTTGCTGGAGAAGTGCCAGCATTATATCCACTATCAAGGCTTCTGCCGGTTGAGCTTTGTCCTGCCGATTGACCACCACCACCTATTGCAGCGAAAGGATTGAAGCCAACTGGTAAATGTATTCCAATTAATGATAGTGCCTGAAACACTAACCACTGAGCTATCATCTTGGAAATCATATCAGCGAAAGACTGCCAAATATCTTTGAATATATCTTTGAATGAATCACGCCAAGATTTAGCACCTGTAAGCATATCTGAAAATGAATCACCTATAGCATTAGACATTGACTTTGCTAAAGACTCGAATAATTCACTAAGAAATACAGTAGATGCTCTAACATATTCATCAAGTTCTTCAATATCTTGTTTCATCCCATCTAAGAATTGTTTAAAGTTAGCTGATGCAGCAACCCAATCAGCATAGTTTAATGTTTTAAGTTGTTCTAATAACGGCTCTATGGCTTTTTTAGCTTCTATAATATCAAGCGTACCAAGAATTTTCTCTGATCTAAATGTTTTCATTAAATCATTGTATTCACTATTAATTCTTGATATTGCTTCAGTTATTCCTTCCATGCCCTGCATTACTTGAACTAAGCTATTATCGCCAGCACCAGGAAGAGGTGGCACATTTGCGTCACCCTGTCCACGTAAGATGCTTTCGTAGTTTTCGCCAAGCTTGTTTATTTCTTCTTGTTTTTTTACTATTTTATTCTGAACGGAAAGGATTTTTTTATCTGCATCAGCCACTAATTGACCAGCTTCAGCTTCCGCTAGTTTACCATTTTCTATTTGTTTTGTTAATGCTCTTGATTTTTCAAGAAATAGCTCATCGCCTTCAGCACCTTTTTTGATTAAATCGTTAAGCTCTGCCTGTGCGTTTTTGCCCTCATTTGCTTGCGCTTGTATATTTGATCTTAGCTGTGCCTTTTCTTTAATTAATTTGTTCTCTTCTAATTCTAGCTTGACTACTTTTTCTTGTATCTTACGAGCTTCTTCAAATCTTAGTTGCTCAACAAGTTTATCGTGTAGAGCGTTTCTTATTTCTTGTAGTGGTTTTATTAGGCTTTGATAACCAGACTTTTCCATGTCTATGTTTTTAAGATACTCTGGATAATTAGACTGTAATATACCTATGGTGCTTGCTAATAATTCTTTCTCTGTTCTTGTTTTGCTTTCTTTATCTAATAAATCTTCTAATATATTTGAATAATTATTTAAAGAGTTTATTTCTTCCTCTATTGATTCAGATAAATTAACCTTTTGCGTTTTCGTTAATGCTTCTGCAAGCTTACCAAGTGTAGGTAAAAATGCAGATCCGATTTGTCTCTCTAACTTCTTAAAGCTTTCTTTTGCTTGTGCAAGCTTGAATGATGTAGTGTCAGTGATTTCGTTATAGGCTTCCTGTGTCATGCCGGCAGAATTAAGCATTAAGTTATAATCGTATAGCTGACCCTTTGTATCATTGATTCCAGCAGCAACAGCTTTAAATGCACGAACACTGCCAGCAAGTGCAACCATCTCATCATCAGTTGCATATCTTAGTTTTTTCAGAATATAGGTTAATCCTTTTGCTGGATCTTTTATATCCCTAAGCGTAAATCCGTATTTATCAGCAACCTCGTTAGCGACCTTACTATTGCGGGCAAATGTTAAAAGTAATCTATTCAGACCAGTCATAGCTTCTCTTGGTCTAATTGATTGCCTTGTCATTGTTGCTATTGATGCACTTAGTTGTTCAAATCCAATACCAAGCTGACCAGCAGAAGAAACTACCTTACCAATATTTTTGGCAAGTTCAGGGAAGGTTATTTTACCGCGTTTAACGGTAGCGAAGAGAATATCTGATACTTGACCAGCATATTCAGCACTAAGTGAATATGCATTAAGTACACCAGTTATTGCATCTGCCGACGTTGCAGTATTAGTCATGCCAGCAGTAGCAGCTTTAGCTGAAACAGCAAGAACGTCCAGTGCCTGTGAAGCTTCTACGGAAGCAGACAGAATATCATAAAGACCCTTAGTTAATGTTTCTGTAGTTTGACCAAACTCAACAGCAAGATTAACAACACCAACCGTAAGATCATCTTTAAGAACCTTTGTTGTCTTATCGAGCATTGTAAAGACGTTAGCCATTTGGCGTTCAAAATCTATCGCACCCTTTATGCCATCGTCAAAGAATTGCTTAATGGCTCTTCCCGCAGCATAGAATGTCCCCACTATACTAATGAAAGCTATCCTGCTAATCATACGTTCAAGTGAAAGTGCGGATCTTATGCTTTCCCTAAAAGATGTTTTTATCTTATGCCCAGCTTTAACTGATTCGTTGCCAAGTCTTTTTACTGATGTTCCTGCCTTATTAAATCCAGATTGCATAACGTGTATCTGTTTCATCATCAGTACACGCATAGCAGCCATGTCGGCACGAAGTCCGGCAAGGTTTAAACCAATATCAACTTCAGCAGAACCTAATTTTGTTAAATCAGCCATTATCTCTTTATTCCCATAGCAGCTTCAAATTCAGCCCTGATAGCAGGATCGGAAGCGTCTCTGTTTGGATTATAAATGTTACCAGGTTTAGGTGTATCATCTTTTTCCTCTACGCCAAGTACATATCCAAGATTGTCTAAGTAGGAACTATATTGACTCATACTCAGATTATATATTTCATCTAAGGTAAAGTCGTAGTGGTATTTCAGCAAAGCAAGTGCTTTGTCCCACGTTATTTCTGTTCCTTCACTTTTTTTTTATCTTTGACGGGGCTAAGATTAGTCATCACTGTAATTATTTCACCCATGCTGTCAGCATCAACTAACCTCTCGACTGCTTCCAATTCAATTTCCTGATTTGGTTTTATCATACACCATAAGAGATATGAGACACCCTCAACGGTCTGCATTTCGTTAAGAAATTCATCATCTGAAATACCATCCTTAAGTATTTCTCTTGTAAGTGCCATCCTATCTTCTTTGTCCTCAACTATGCTCACAAGCTTGATTTTATTGCTCTGTATCTTCCTTCTGAAATTAGCTAAGTCCTTGAGTGTGTATTCTGATACTTTATACAAATCACCCTTTAGCTTTATCTCCAAAGGTGCATTAGTCATGCTTTCCATACTCATAAATCCCCCTTAATTTAAGATTTCCCTCACTATTACTGTGCCTATTTTAAGCGTTGCTGAAACTGAGGGTGTGAATACCAAAGTACCATCTCCACCCGATGTTATTATTTCTGTATATGTTCCAGTTGCAGTTCTTGAAGTTCCATCTGTAGTTCCAACATCAATGATTATAGACCCGTCTGTAAATGCCGATATCGTGTACTGTGTAAAATACTTCGTAGTAGCACTTAGCGGATCAGATGATGCTTCTAAATTACCAGCAGCACCTTGACCGTCAACAACAGCAGTATTATCCTCTGGTATAGTCCAGTCTGTTCCCTTGTCCCACGATGCGTCAGTTGCAAATGTGCCATTAACAACTAAATTTGCCCCCATAACATATACATATCCATTGAATGTAATATTGTAAGTCATAGTTGCTTCGCCTGTTACGGCTACGCTTGGTGACTTACTGTTTACGATAGCTGCTCCGTAGAACGCCCTACTTGCATCAGCTACCAACAACATATTATACGAAGTACCGAGATCAAGTCCAGTATCTCCGTCCGTATGATTGCCTATAAATGAAGCTGTTGCAGATTTAAGAACTGTCATTGTAGACTTATGCGTTGGTGCGGTTTCAAGAAATTCAGTTATGTCTATTACGTCTGTTACGTAATCTATAGACCATTCCCTAACCGCATCCACAACAGTATCAACACCAGAGACTTGCTTTGTTACATATCCAGCTTTTCCCGTTATACTCGCCATAACATCTCCTAAGTATTAGTGAACGCTACGCTGCCACTTGAAATAAAGTTACAAGTAACTATGGCTTCACCACCAACTGCCACACTTGTACTTAAACCAGTAACAATAGCAACTGGGATGTCGTAAAGGTCTGTTCCATCAGTTTCTAAATGAAGATCATAAGATGACCCTAATGTTAATGCACCCAAAACGCCAGTTGCACCATCGGTAACATTACCACTAAACGAACCAGTTGCACCCTTGAGTCCCGACAACTGTGATTTATGTGTAGGTGCGGATGCAGCCATCTCTGTTATATCAAATATGTCTACGCTGTAGTCTAACGACCACTCTTTGATACCTACAATTACTGTGCTTCCACCTGCTATTTTTACACATCCTCCTGCTCCAGTTATACTCGCCATTATCCCTCCTTATGAGAAAGTCGGTGATACATCACCACTTGATGTGAAGTTTGCGGTAACGGTAGCTTCACCACCAACTGCTACACTTACACTAAATCCAGTAATGTAAGCCGTCATACTATATTTGTCAGTTCCGTCAGTTTCAAGATTAAGCGTATATGATGTTCCGATCGTGAATACGCCTAATGCTCCTGTTGCTCCATCTGTTACGTTGCCGCTAAATGAACCAGTTGCCGACTTCAGCCCAGACAGTTGTGTTTTGTGAGTAGGTGCAGATGCAGCAAATTCGGTAATATCGAACATATCAACACTATAGTCTATCGACCATTCCTTGATACCGACAATAACCGTACTGTCATTTAAAACACATCCAGCTACTCCAGATATACTATTTGCCATTATTCCTCCATTAGTCCTTGTCGACTTTTAAGCGATATGTCGTCATGGCTTGACGCACATCTTCTATTTCTATTATGTTACTTGATACTCTTCTCATTTCCATTATCGTATATCCCGATATGGTTAAATCGCAAAAATCATAAAGGTCGTGTAAGTGTTCCTCGTAACCTTCGATACTTGATTCAGCATTTGTAGCGTCATCGTATATCATAAATTGCACAAGCGTATCTTCACCTTCATCAGGCGCAGTCTCACCAAACCAGTATATAGGCTTATCTGCTAATAATTGGAATACGCCATAGGGATATGTTGCTTGAGATGGTGCTTGTTTATAATACAATCTACCACCTAAGTCTGTGTATAAATCTACGTAGTCACCACTAACCTTAGTTGTAAACTTGCTGTATATCCCTGTTCTCGTTACATTAGTTCCAGACATTATATACCCAATATCTTCTTAATATCATCTTCATGTTCAAACATAGTCTTTCTTAAATATGGTCTTATTGCCATGTTTCTTGTTCCAACTCCAAGGAAATAAGCATACCCGATACCGTCTCCATCTAAATTAACTCCAATTATGCCGAACAACTTATCTGCCGATCTTTTTATTTTGTACTCAACATTGTCATATAAAACACCAAATCTGTGTGCTGGAGATTCGTAAGGTGCAGAAGCTTGATATTCCTGACCACCACCAAGAGAATAAACTATACCGCTCTTATTCTCAAGCATTTTAGACTTTATCTTATTAACTAAGAACTGACAAGTATCTTCCAGCAATCCTTCTGCATTGTTAGCAACTCGCTTGATAACCAAATCAGGTGTCCAAGACTTCCAAACAAGGGTCATGTTCTCTGCTCCAGGTAAAACTTCGTAATTGAATGTACTGTATTATCCACGTGCGTGATGTCATATCTCTTACCCTTAATTCTTATCCGGTCTGCTATTGTTGCATCATCGATTCTATCTGCTATGAGCTTATAGCTTACATTAGCAACTTCACGTGACCACATGGTGAGTTCCTTACCTCGCATACTGCGTAGAAATGCTTTGAACTTCTTTATCGTTGACCAAGCATCAGTCAAGCTACCGCCAGCGTCAGGTGTTTCCACCGCACGTTCGAGATAGCAAGTGTCCTTTCTTCCTAACATTTATATGCCTTGTAATTCCCTAAAATCATAGTTGCTTCATCTGGTAACAGTTTATAATCATACTTGGAAATATCATCTAACTTGTAACCACTCAGCCCGAAAGAATCTTCATTCCACTTGCCATAGTAATATTTCACTATAGAAAGCACAGCTAACTTCAGATCTTCAGGAATAGTCGAATATCCAGCAGTGTAAGTTACATATACATTCTGAAATCCGTTTATGAAGTTACTGGAGTTCACTACAAGCCCAGTATTGGCATTTAAGCTAAACAGACCCTCGTGAGCATTACGTATCGTTAAATCAGCCGTTTGGTCGTCTAAACAGGAAAGACCGTAGCAGTTTACTATTTCTGTTGAAGCGAAGCTATTATATGTAGCATTTGCTGTTGCACTCCATCCTGAACCCGTAGCATTGATTTGAGTTGCTAAAGTCGCAATGGTTGTATAATCGGCATAAGCTAAAGTCGTATCACTTCCATCTAAACTCAAAGTAAGATTAGTGCCATCAGATGAAATGGTGGCATAATTGTAATCAGTAGAGTTATTGATTTCAAGTACATCCTGTGTTCCTATCGAAAGCCTTGCAACTGCCGTAATAGGGTATTGGTCTAACCAGAGTTGATTAGACCCGTCCCCATCATATATTTCACTGTAGGTAGAAGATTCAAAATCCCTTCTACAGTAATGTTTCACGAAAGCGTCAACTTGTGCTCGTATGGTTGAAATTATAGCCGTAGGATCGCTACAGGCTGTGTCTGATGTTATGGTAGCAGCGGCAGAACTATCTTCTGTGAATCCGATTGTGTACCCTGCTGTGGAATTAGAATGAATGTACTGAATCGTATGAGCAGCTTCAGCTATTGTGAATTTACCAGTAGTTGAACTCCAGGTAACGGCAAGTGTGCTTGATAGTGCAGTATTAGCAACAGATGTTAAGTGTGTCGCTAAAGCATCACCGTCATAAGTAGCATTGGTTAATGTTACTTTCGTTGCAGCACCGGCATCATACTTGAAGTAGAGTATATTATTGTTACCTGTGATCTCAAACTCAATAGCTTCAACATCACAGAAATCAAGGCACTCTTGTAAGGTTACTAACATATCATTCCCTTATTCCATATCGTTCAATTAGCATTTTCCTACGTTCTTCCTTCTTCCGTTTCGCTTCATCAACCTGCATCTCGGCTTGAAGTATATCTTCTCTCTGTTTATCAATTTGCTTATCCGAGATAAGCCCAAAGGATTTCCGTTCTTTAAGTGTAAGTCTTTTAGCTGAACGACCCTTTTTCATGCCAAATTTTCCAGCCATACATCATCCTACGAACTTTTCATAAAGACTGAAGTGTTGTTCTGTAAGTTTCTTGCTGTCATTCAGTTCTTTAAGAGATTCAATTATGATGTCAGTTGCCTTTTCACCAATTTCAATTTCACGTTCTTCGTTACCCTTATTGTTCCATGTAGCTATTTCACCGTCTTGCTTAACTTCAAACTCTTTAATGTCACCTTCGCTTAAACCCAGACTTGAAGTTAATGATCTCAATACTCTTAATGTAACAAAATTACCTTCTTTAGGTAAAATCTGTAACAGAATAAGCCTCTCCAATACGGTTAAATTCATTCTTCCCCCTTTATTTATGCTTCCCAACAATTAATGTATGCTGTTCCACCATCTTGCATTTTAACCAAGATGTGTCCTGCGGCAGTTGTAACATATTTTGTAGTTGTAGCATCTACCCAACCGTTCTCTGCATCATCAAAATCAAACACAAAAGAACCAGTACCTTTTACTTCGATTGCGGCAGTAATTGTTCCAGATAACGAGGAACTATCACCATGCAGGAGTAGTCCAACTGGTAATGCTTGTGAATTAGAATATACTCTCATTGCAGCTGTTTGATTGGTTGACATACTAACAATATTAAGACCGTAATCAACATAGTTAGCTGCTGTGCAGTTTATGTTAATCCTGATAGCAGATGTCTCACCTACTACATTAGCACGAATACGAGGTCTTATTTCAAGACAAGTAACCGCCTGTGCTACTGCTGCACCAGCTAATATTTCAGTATCGAATATACCAGCAGATAATGTAGCAGCACCAGTAGCAGTAATTGTTTTACTTGCTGCTATTTCCAATGTTGCAATACAAGAAGCCTGTTCACCAAGAATACACGTGTCTGTAATTGCAAGTCTACTTCTTGTAGCGTATCCATTGACAAGGTCAAATCCAACTGACAGGTAATTATATCCAGCGTAAACATAGCCTGTAGAATCTGCACTTACTGTGATATAGTTTACGTCACCCATTACAGCCGTAGCCGTAGCTGCTACTGTTATGTGCATACCTTTCAATATTAAATATTTTGTCTGTGTTCCGTATGCTAATGCGGTTGAATATGTACCATGTGAGAATACACAAGATGCGTCAAGACCTGTTTCGTCAGTCTGAACGGCTGATATATTTATTGCGGTTGTGCAGGCTGCAGTAACATTAATTCCATTCGTGCAACCATTATCACTAATGTTTATGCCATTTGTGTAGGCTTCACTGATGTTTATACCGTTAGTACCTGATCCAGCAAGTTCAAATGTACCAGCTACAGTTAAATCCATAGCTTTATTGGCATCACCAATAACTACGCCATCTTCGCCAACTCTAAAATAATTGTGTTTATGTGTGTCTCCAGCCCTCACTATTTTAAATGAGTTCCTTCCTTGAATTACTTGTAATTCAGCAGCCATAACTACCTCCTTACGCTCTAACTTGTACGCATCTTACCCAATCAACGTAAAGTTCAGGTTCACCTGTACTCGACCCAGATTGACATACAAAACTTGGTGTAATCCCAACGACAGGAATGTTAGCAGTCAAAATAGATGTTCCAATTTTTACGCCATCAACATAATGAGTAACATCCGTAACGCCATTAACGTGGAATCCTACCCTTACATAAGTAGCTTCTACAAGAGTTGTAGCTGCAACTGGAGTAGCTTCTGTTCCTGCTTTTTCTGCACCAAACAATAATGCGGCACTTGAAAGACATTCAAAACCAATATGATTTGCAGCAGTCATATCATTACCACTTATGATTGAAGTATCGGCTGCTGAAAGTCCAACAAATAGTTGAACATCATCAACTGCATCGGTTACTTTAATTTTTGCCTCAAACCAAATATCTTGGTCTGCAACAGGAATAAATGGTAGTGTGCCTTCTGTGTATTGAGCATTAATGCCTTGCCCTTCGGTAGCAGAATCACAATCAATTACACAAATTCCACCCTGCAATGTATCAGATGTAGTAACCCCACCAGCAGTTGCTTGTGTTACTGTCCATCCTGCCATAGCTGTAGTAGCAACGGCTACGCCTTTCCAGTTCATCCAATCTTCAAAGAAATCGTATGCTACTGTCGGGTCTATTGCCATTGGAAGCAATGGTGCGTTTGCCCATACTCCCGTTTGATAAGTGGTGTTAATCTGGTTATCCCAGAAACCTAACTTACCAGCTTTCCAATAACTTCTTGTGCTCATAATATTTCCTCCTTCGGAAATAGTAGGGGCAGTTTCCCGCCCCTAATATAAGTTTTAGTCTGCGAGTGGTTCTATTGGAACGTCACTCTTGTAACGACCTTTCCAAAGCATGTATGTAGCACTATATACGTTATTGCCCGATGATGGAGCGTCAAGTGCAAGTTGGATGCAGTCAAAAGCAGTATCACTTGAACCCTGAATTGTGTCAGCAGGGATTTCAATTACATACATTGAAAGTGCTGTATCAACAGCAAATGAATCGTCAGTTACGTCAGTCTCTGTTAAAGGACTAAGAGTAGGTGCACCATCATTGGTGTACATATAATCAAATTCTACTCCGCCCTCATCTTCATCAGTACCATCAACTGCTGTAGCACGATTTATTGTTGCCAATGTTTCATCTGACATACTAGCACCAGTGTTAATAATGATTGTGCAGTGGTCGTAACCTTTCATGCAGATATAATTGCCATCAACAGCATTAGTGGTATAGTCTAATGGTGGTACGGCTTCTACGAGTGTTACTAATTGATTTCCTATCATAATTTCCTCCTATGCCCTTTCAGCTAAGTTGACGTAAGGACTCATTGTCGAACCGTTAGCTGGTGTCTGATAAATAGGCCATAATGGTTGTCCGTCCCAACGATAACTAATCTTAAAGGTCTGTTGGTCATAGTCAAATTTCAAGTGCATGGATGTAGATGTTCTGATTCCACCGCCAGCCTTTTCACCGACAAGATACTGAGACCAGTCTATTAAAGCAACGTCATTAACATCACCTAAAGTAGCAGCGTGTTCAGTCATAACTAACGGAGCATTAAATATACGTCCGTTAGGTGCTTTTGACGCATCATTGCTCTGAATCCAAACTGGTGTACTTGCTGTTCCACCAGTAATTGTTAAATCCATTAATTCAGGTAAGCAGTTATGGTTTGAGACCCAAGTAAGCCCTGCCTTGTTAGGTGTTCTTGACCACATTTTTGTTAAGTTCTTATAAACGATAGTATCTGCAACCTGATCAGTTTCTTTAGCAACACTAATCAATGCTGGAGAGTTCTGAATACCGAGAGGTCGTCCTGCACCTGTACCTGTCAGCATATCCTTGTTTCTCTGCCATTTCACAGCATCAACAAATTTCTGTGATACATAAGGCTCGATGGATATAGGTGAATCTTCGATCATTTCATCACTAATGTAGCAAAGGCCAGTTAATTTATGCAGAGATAACTGGATTTGACCAACAGTAGGGGACGAAGCTGTGTAAGCCGCTTCCTCTGCTTTGTAATAAAGAGTTATTCCACCAAATAAATTACTGGAGTGGTCTTTATCGATTTGGTAAGGGAATGATACCGTATTAGAGGACATAGGTATCTTCATGGCTTTTTCGTAGAATATGTCGCCTTCTATACTGCGTTCCCAAAGTCTGTTGCTAAATTCTGGCGGGATTAAGAACCCACCTTCGAGATTGGATGTTTCGTTTACTGTCTTTTGTAACAAGTTCTTAGATGATAGTCTTTCATCTTTCGGACTCTTTACTACGGTCTGCACAAAATCACTGAAGTTCTTGAATCCACCCTTCATAAGCTTATCTTCTTCTTCCTGAGAAGCGATTACCTTAATACTGGCAACTTCTTCACTGAGAGTAGAAAGTTTTTCGTCTATGTTCTTGGAGTGTTCTTCAAGAGAAGTTTCAAGTGTTTTTGTGAACTGTTCTTCTGTGAGAACTTTTTCTTTTCTTGGTTCATCCATTTTTAGTCTCCTTATTATTCCAGATTCAGTTTTCAAGCCTAATAGTTCTCGACCTATC